TCGGCATCAAGAGGAGTTAATTATGTCTAGGGCTTTAGGAGTTGGTGCTGTTGATGGTTTCTATAATGTAGGAGCAGAAGTTATAACAGATACAGCTACGCATACAGGTAGATTCAAAAGGATTGATTTTTTTGAGAATACACATATTACAACTCTTGCAAGCGAAAATTATACAGGTAATTCTTTAGATGGTGAATCATTTCCAGTAGGTTTTATAATTGAGGGTGTATTTACCAGTATTAAGCTTCAAAATGGAGCTTGTATAGCTTACCGAGTTTAACTATGTCCTATTCTGATTTCCCAGCCGCCAAAATTATCAATGATACTGATGCCCATACAGGCAGATTTGGTAAAATTGCTGCTCTGCAAGATTCTGTCATTGCAACCCTTGTTTCTGAAAACATTACAGGCGATTTAACTTCACTTCAATTCAAATCTACTGCTGAAATAGAAGGTGTAATAACAAGCATTACATTAACAAGTGGCACTGTCATTGCTTATTCATTGTGATTTCAAATTATCCAGCGGCAAAAATTATTAATGATACCAGCGTTCATACTGGACGTTTTGGTAAGGTTGTTGCTTTACAAGATTCTGTAATTACTATTGGAAAACTTTTTGATTCAGTTCCATCAGTTGATGATATTACAGATTTTGATAGTATTTTGCCAGGATATTTTGGAGATCATCGTTCAGTTCAATTAAAAGCGGGAGCAGAATTTTTTGGCCCGTTCTCTGTTGTTGTATTAGATAGTGGCACTGTTATTGTGTATAGATTATGAGTTTAGCCAACGCATTAAAAAAAGCAGCATCGAAAACACTGAGTAAACTTGGTGGTGATGTGACTATTAGGAGAGTAACAGCAGGGTCGTACAATACCACTACAGGAGCAATAACAGAATCCACATCTGATACTACTGTTAAAGGTGCATTAACAAATGTAAGCAGGTCTGAGGTAAATGATCTGATTGAGTCTCAAGATAAAAGACTGACAATATCAGCAGGGGATTTATCGTTTGTACCAACAACAAAAGATAGAGTTGTAATAAGCAGTGTTGAGTTTAAGATTATTCAGGTGATTACAAATGAACAAAATAATACAGCAATTAGCTTTGATCTTATCTTGAGGTAACTATGGCAAGACAAATAAAACTCACTGAGATTGATGATTTTTTTGAAGAATTAGTTGTTGATCTTGTACAGGCGACAACACTTGAGTGGACAGCAAGAGTAAAAAAAGAAACTCCTGTTTTTTCTTTAGACAATTATCCTGATCTAGATTCTATACCCAACTTTTTTACATTATCAAATGGTCAAGTAGTTCCTTTTAAAAAAGCTCTATTAGAACATGGGGCTGGCGGTTCACTTCGTGAAGCATGGCAAACAAAAATTAGAAAATTTCAAGGAGAAGTAACGAACAATCTTCCATATGCAGAACCTGTTTGCTTTGGTGTAAACTTACCACCATCATGGGGCGGCAGATATAGAACAAGACAGAACACACAGGCTGGATTCCCAGAAAGAATAGGCAAGGAACTTGAGCAATATGTCATGCAACAGCTAAGGAGGGGTATCTGATGGCAGCAGTTAATTTAAACACCGTAAGATCCACAATAGAAGCAAGACTAGCCACAGAACTTGCATCAAGTCCAGTAATACCTGTTGTTTTTAACAACATGGCTTTTGATTCGACAACAGAAGATACTTTTGTTCAATGCCAGACAAGTTTTGGTTCTGGCAGTTATTTAACAATGGGTGGTTCTGCCAACTCTACAAACAGTGTTGTCGGTTTAGTTTTGATAAATATATTTACAGAAGAAGGAATAGGCCCAGGGTCAAACTATGTGATTGGCAAAAGGTTACGTGACCTCTACAATAATATTACAGTTTCAAATGTTATTTTCGATTCACCAGTTGGGCCTGAAGTTTTAACATCAAGTCCTGAAGGTAAGTTTCAAACTCAGATCAGAATAACTTTTGAAATATTTGAAGATCTTTAATCATGCCAAAACTTGTTATCACTGAAGAAATGCTTGATGCTATCGAAGCGGTCAAAGGTGTTAGAGATTCTAGATTGTGGGATCCTAACTGCAAAAGATATATTGAGAATCAAGAAAATTCAAAAAAAGATGTAAAAAAAGCAAAAAAAGGTTAATATAAAATAAATACTTTCTTTTTGTTATGGCTGCTGTAAAAGGTGATGTCGGTAAAATAATGTTCCATAACGCTGCTGGAACAGAAGCTGATATATCAGGTCTTAGAAATTGGTCTTTATCAATTACCAAAGATACTCAAGAAACTACAGTTCAAGGTGATACCTCAAAAACTTTTGTTGGTGGCCTTATCTCTGGTGAAGGTTCAGCAACTCTTATATATGACAATGCTGGTAACAGTGATTATTTAGCATTTGTTGAAGATGTATTAACAACAGGTGATGCTGCTGATGCCTTGTTTGAATTGTTCCCAGATAGTTCGGCAAGTGCAAAGAAGTTTGGTTTTTCTGGAATTATTACTAATGCAGAATATGGAGCAACACTTGGTGAAATTCAAGAAATAAATATTACCTTCCAGACTTCAGGTGCAATTACTTCAGATATATAGTAAATTTTAAATAACTAACCCCAACTAAATATGGCAACAAAAAGAACGATTGATTTAATCACGGAGTCATTCAAAGATGAAATGACTGCAAGACGTAAATTTGATATAAAAGACTCTCAAGGTAACGTAAAAGTCAGTTTATATTTTAAACCTGTCACAAGGTTTGATCGAGTAAAAGCACAACAACTTGCAGGGTCTGAAGAGGCTCTTACTGTTTCTACTCAATTACTTTGCCAGATGGCAGAAAAAGAAGATGGTACAAAGGCTTTTAGTATGGCTGATGCTCCAAATTTACAGAGAGAATTACCAGAAAAAATTTTAAATGATCTTGAATTATTTTTATTTGATATAAAACTAGATATTGATACAGCAAAAAAAGAATAAAAGGGGATAGTTGGCTCAGATTTGAGTTATTCCTGGCAACAGAACTTGGCAAGACTTTAGAGGAACTTAGAAAATCAATGTCTGAGGTAGAGCTTATATATTGGGCTGGATATTATGAAATTAAATCTGACGAAGAAAAACAAGCAGCCCAACGACAAAAACACAATTCAAGGTAATATATATAATAAAGGCTTTTTTAATCTGTGGCAGAGGCAGTAGTAAGACTCAGAGTTGATGCCAGTGGTGCTACTAGGGCGTTAAACGGGGTACAATCTCAAACAAATAGATTACAGTCTGCTTTTGGTGGCCTTAGAACTGCTCTTGGTGGAATAGGTCTTACTGTTTTAGCTAGAAATGCAATAAGAACATCAACTAATTTTGAAAAATTAAATGTAAGATTAGGGCTTTTAACAAAAGCCTCTGGTACTTTTGCCAGATCACAACAAATAGCTGCTGATGCTCAGAAAGCATTTGGACTTAGTGCAACTGAAGCTCTTGAAGGAATTACAGATATTACAGCAAGATTAGCTCCTTT